AGGATGGTGGTGACTTCATCCAAGTGCCTTTCTACAAGGCCAACCTGTCGGGCGATTTTGAGCGTCTGACAGATTCCAGTTCTTTGACACCTGGCAAGATCACTGCAGACAAGCAGGTTGCTGCTGTCCTGCACCGTGGTCGTGCTTTTGAGTCACGCGACCTGGCTGCTTTGGCTGCCGGTTCTGACCCGATGGCTGCCATTGGTTCCAAGATTGCCGACTACATCGCCAACCAACGCCAGAAAGATCTGCTGTCCTGCCTGGCTGGTGTGTTTGGTGCTGTGGATGACAACAGCTCTGCCTGCTACGCAGCACTGACTGTTGACGGTGGCAGTGGTGACAGCCCGACGGTTCTTGGCCCCCGCCAAATCGTTGAAGGCAAATCCATCCTGGGCGACCAAGGCGAAAAGCTGACTGCTATCGCCATGCACCCCAAGGTCTATTACGACCTGATGGAGCGTCGTGCGATCGACATGATCTACGACAACACTGGCGCGCCTGACACCGCTGCTGCCCAGGGTTCTACTGCGCCTGCCTTTGGTGCGGTGCAAGTTCCCACCTTCATGGGCCTGCGTGTGATCGTTTCTGCTGACGTGCAGACCACTGGCTCTGGTGCTTCCACCGAGTACGCCACTTACCTGTTCACCCAAGGTGCTGTGGCATCTGGCGAACAGCTGGGTCTGCAGACTGAAACTGATCGCGACATCCTTGCCAAGAGCGATGCGATGTCAATCGATCTGCACTATGTGTACCACCCTGTTGGTTCGAAGTTCTCGACGTCTGTTTCCAACCCCACGCGGGCACAACTGGAAACCGTTGGCAACTGGACCAAGGTGTACGAGACCAATAACATTGGCATCGTGCGGATTACCAACACCAGCAACCTTGACTGAGGGTAATCACCATGGCATCCATTTTTGAGGCAACTGCCGGCAACCTTGTCGGCCCCGCTACTGGCGGCACTGTCACCCAGGCCACCAGCAAGGCCACTGCTGTGACTCTCAACGCAGAGTCCGGCCAGATCACCCTCGACGATGCTGCACTTGCAGCAGCCGCTGAGGTTTCTTTCACTGTCAACAACGACAAGATCGCCGCCACCGATGTGGTGATCTGTAACCACGCTTCCGCTGGAACCGCTGGTTCTTACCTTGTGCAGGCGAACTCGATTGCTGCTGGATCTTTCAAGATCACTGTGGCAAACCTTTCGACTGGCTCACTTGGTGAGGCAATCGTTGTCAACTTCGTGGCTCTGAAGGGCGCTAGCTCCTGATGGGTTTGTTCGCTTTCAGGCGAATGAAGGAGCGTGAGGCTGCTGCTCAGGCGGCGGCCTCTGCCCCTACAACAGCCAAACGCAAGACTTCTACTGTGACGCCCGATGGCAGTAACAATCGACGCAACAGCGGGCGGCGCAAACGCCAACAGCTACATAACCCTGGCCCAAGCTGACGCCTACGTTGAGGCGATGATCAGCAGCACTGATGTGTCCAAGTGGAGCACCGGCACTGACGACACACGCAATCGGGCACTAGCAGCAGCAGCACAACGGCTAGACCGTGAGCGTTTCATTGGCGCAAGGGCCACTGATACACAGGCATTGCAATGGCCGCGTACTGGCGTGCGAAAGCCAGATACTTACGTCAATACGTACGCCACTGGCTTTCCATTCAGGATTTCTGAGGACTACTTCACTGACACAGAAATCCCTGACCAAATCAAGCGAGCACAGATTGAGCTTGCTGTTTACCTGAAGAACAACACGGATGGCATCAGCCTCAGCGGGCTTGAGGATTACAAGCGGGTGAAACTTGGCAACATCGAAGTTGAGCCTGACAAGACTGGTTCTGTGGGTGCAGACCGTGTGCCACCGATGTTTGAAAGGTACTTGACGGGCCTTAGAATTAGCGGACCAGGCAACATCGCCATCAAACGGAGCTAACCATGGGCTACGGGTATGCGCCGACCAAGGCAACAATCATCACAAACACCGCAGCCCAGACCGGTCGCTTTGTGAAAATCATGGCGCTTGAGGATTCTGTCATTGCGTCAATGACCTCGTCTGCCATTACCGAGAATGGCTCTTCGACAATCGAAGGAATCAACATCAACACCTCTGCCTGTATTGAGGGCCTTGAGGTGACCAGCATCACGCTTACAAGCGGAACCGTCGTTGCTTACGAAGCCTGATGGCACTCAAGGGGCTGGACAAGGTTGCGGCCAAAATCCTTGACACGTTTGGTGGTGACGTGACGATCCGTTACGTCTCTGGCGGCAGCTACAACACCACCACGGGTGCAATCACTGAAACCACGTCAGACACCGATGTCAAAGGGCATGTGTATGACGTGAGCGTCAATGAGGCCAATGACTTGATTCAGGCTGGTGATAAGCGCCTGATCGTTGCTGCTGATGATTTGACTACAGCCCCTGAGACGAAAGATCGTGTGGTGATCAGTTCAATCGTTTACCAAGTCATCAGAGTTGAAACGACGTTTCAAGAAACAGCTGGTGACGCAACCCATTACGAGCTGATTCTGAGGGCCTGACCATGCCACGCAAAGTTGATTTGAGGGGCATATCTGGTTTGTTTGGCAGCCAGCTTGAAACGCTGGTGAAACGGACCACAAAGCAGCTGCAGGACGAGCTCAAAACACGCAGGCCACCCATCGGCACACCAGAAGTCAGCGGCGTTTTGGCAGGTTCTTGGCAGGTCAACTTCGATGACATTGCCAAGGAAAAGGGCCAATACATTGGCCGGGTTTTCAGCAACCTTGATTACGCAGAAGCTGTCACCTACGGCACGCCTGACAGCCTGCCACCTTCTTGGAAGGGTGAATATGCCCCTGGCAGAACGAACAAAACCACAGGCACTGCAGCAGTCCGGCAAGGCTATCCAGACCTGATTGCCAAAGACTTGGAAAAGTATGTCCGTTCAGAATGGAGGCGCATTGTCGCTGAAGACTGATGGCCGCAGCTGACCTCAACTCAATCAGGGCCACCATCGAAGGCCGATTAGCCACAGAGCTGGCCAATAGTCCGGCCATACCTGTCGTCTTCAACAACATGGCTTATGAGCCAACACCCAACAGCTCTTGGGTGCAATGTCAAGTTGATTTCGGCTCAAATGAGCACCTAGCCCAAGGATCAACGACCAACGCACGGAATCGCATTGTTGGGCTGACGGTCATCAACATTTTTTCCGCCAAAGGTGTTGGGCCTGGCGCCAACTACACCATCGGCAAAAGGATTCGTGACCTTTACAATAGGGTCATCGTGTCGGGGGTTTACTTCGACGCACCAACAGGTCCAGAGGCACTGGCTTCACCAGCTCCCGAGGGCTATTTTCAAACACAGGTCCGTGTGACCTTTGAATTTATCGAGGAACTCTGACCATGGCCGTCCTTCGTGGAGAACAAGGCGCAGTCCAATTTGACGCCGCTGGCTCAAGCAATGCCACCATCGTTGGCACTCGCAGTTGGAGCCTTTCAACCACCAAAGAAACTCTGGACACCTCCAAGCATGGAGACACCTTCCGGAGCTTCGTTGGCAGCATGATCAGCGGATCTGGCACTGTTGAGCTGGTCTATGACCCTGATGCCACCGGCCAAGCTGCGTTTCTTGAAGATGTTCTGACGGCTGCAGACACTGCAGACGCAACGTTTGAACTGTTCACGACTGGCACCACTTCTGGCAGTGACTCTGTGAGCTTTGCTGGAATCATCACCGACATGGAAATCACTTCCACTGTTGGCGAGATTGACATCGTGACCTGCAATTTTGTCACCAGCGGTACCATCACCGGCAACCTTCAGTGATGAGGCTATAGTTTTGGTGACAAATGTGTCGCCTAAATGCCTGCTGGTAATCGCACTGTTGATTTGCTGGTTGGGGCCTTTGACCTCAACCAGCGCCGCAAGTTTGAACTGAAGAATGCGGCTGGAGAAAAGGTTATTGACCTGTACTTCAAGCCAATCACCCGCGCAGACCGCAAGAAAGCCCAGCAGCTTGCTGGCACAGAAGAGGCGTTGGACATCAGTACCAACATGCTGTGTCAGATCGCTGAGCTTGAGGATGGCACCAAGGCGTTTGCTGCTGCTGATGCAAACAAGCTTCAGCGCCAGCTGCCTGAGTCTGTGCTGAATGAGATTGAGCTGTTCTTGTTTGGCCTTGGCGAAGAGGCTGACCTTGAAGAAGCAAAAAAAGACTGAAGCAGGACAAGTGGACTTTCTTTGAGTTCCACCTGGCCTGCGAGTTGAGCATGACAGTCAGCAGGCTTCGCACGGAACTAACCGATGCGGAGCTTGTTCACTTCGCTGCTTATTTTGAGTTGAAGGCAGAACTTGAAGAACAAGCGATGCAGCGTGCAAAGCAAATGCGGCGGTAGACTTCGGCTATTGCTGAGTGGTCATGGCAAGGGCTTCGGTTGAACTAATCGTCGAAGCCGCAAGGGCCATCAACCCTCTGCGAAAGGTAGAAAGGCAGACGAAAAGGGTTGAGGAACAGTTTGACAAAGCACGCAGAAGCACAAAGCGTGTTGAGGCTGCCCTTGTTCTGATGGGACGCAGGGGCATCAATGTTGTCCGTGATCTTGAGAAAAACACTGCCCGATTGGGCAGGACCATGGGTGGCCTGCGTGGAAGTGTTGGCAAGGCTGTCATCGGATTTGCAGCCTTCAAAAGCGTCCAGACTGGTATCCAGCGGCTTGAGTCAGAGCGCCGCATCAAGTTGCTTGGGCAGCGTTTTGGTGAAGTAGGCCAGCTGCAAAGTGCAGCAGCTGCAGCAGCCCGGAAGTTCAACCTCAGCCAAACAGAAGCGAATCAATCGTTGGCTGATGCGTTTGCACGTTTACGCCCGTTGGGTGTTTCCCTGAAAGACATCACCTCAACGTTTGGTGGCTTCAGGACTGCAGCTGTCCTTGGTGGTGCAACAGCTGCTGAAGCATCCGCTGCGTTCACGCAGTTGTCACAGGCGTTGGGTTCTGGTGCTTTGCGAGGAGATGAGTTCCGAAGCATTGCAGAGCAGGCCCCATTGGTGTTGCAGGCCATCTCTGATGAAACAGGTGTTGCCGCTGGTGACCTGAAGGAATATGCAGCGCAAGGCTTGCTGACCAGCGACATTGTCATCAAGGCGTTGAAACGCATTGAGTCTGAAGGGGCCAACAGGCTTGCTCAGGCACTTGGTGGTCCAGCAGCAAAAATCAAAGACTTCCAGAACAAGGTGCAGGACCTGCAGGTTGCATTCACAGAAAGTGCAATCCCTGCAATCACAGATTCGATTCAGGATCTTGGCACTGTCATCAAACAGCTGGAGCCGTTGATTCGTGGCCTTGGGTCGTTGCTGGCTGGTGTTGCCCGCACGGTTGGCAACGTTGTTGAAAATGTTGCATCTGGCGGTAAAACAGTCCGGGCTCGTCAACTGGCAACGCAGGCAGCAACACTGCAGACAAATGCCAAGTTCGGAACACCTGGGATTCTTGGCCGTTCAGCTGAAGCAAATGCTTTCTTCGAAGAAACGTTGGAACGTGAGCTAAGCAGGCGCTTGGCGATCGCTCGTGGGGCTGTGCCTGGCCAGCTGCCGCCAAGTGCTGCAGATATTGGTTCAACACCGAAAGGAACATCACCGATCAAGTTGACGCCCAAAAAGCCACCAAAAACAGGTAAAACACCTGAAGAAATTGCTGCAGAAAATCTGCTGAAACTCAAGCAAAAGATGGCAATAAGTGCTGAAAAAGAAAGGGCTTCAAGCCAAGATGTAATTAGAGGAAGGCAGCAAGAACTGCAGACCCTGACGCTCACAGCCCAAAAAGGTTCTGAGTTTGCTGAATTTACTCAAAGGGTGCGTGACCTCGTCCTGCAGGGAGTGCCGTTTGGCGAAGCATATGAACTTGAAGACGGAATACGAAAGCAACAGCAGATAATTGACAAGCAACAACAGATAAACAGTTTGTATGAGCAGGCTGGCCAAACAATTAAAGATGGGATTGTCAATTCGCTGTTGCAGGCCAAGAGCGCAACTGAGGCTTTGAGCGGCGTTTTGAACGCAGTCAGTCGTCAGCTAATGAATTTTGCTCTTGGGGGCTTCGGCGGCTCAAAGAAAGGCAGCGGCAGCGGCATCCTTGGTGCAGTCGCCGACATCTTTAGGGCTAATGGTGGTCCTGTCAAAGGTGGCAGGTCTTACATCGTTGGAGAAAGAGGCCCGGAAATGTTTACGCCTGGGGTTTCTGGGGGCATCACACCAAACCATGCTTTGGGTGGAGCTAATGTGACAGTCAACGTCGATGCTTCTGGCTCATCTGTTGAAGGCAACGCTGATCAGGCTTCGCAGCTTGGCAAGGCAATCGGCATCGCTGTCCAGGCTGAGCTGGTGAAACAGAAACGTCCTGGCGGTCTCCTCGCAAGCTGATGGCTACTTTCCCGTCAATCACGCCGACCTACGGTGTTCAAAAGCAGAGCGCACCAAACATCAGAACGGTGCGCTTCGGTGATGGATTTGAAAAACGCCTGAGCTACGGTCTGAATCAAAATCCCAAGGTCTACAACCTGACGTTTGAGGTGTCAGAGACCGATGCCGACACCATCGAGACATTCTTGGATGCTCGTGCGGATGACAACGCTGCTTTTGACTTCACCCCACCTGGTGAGGCTGCTGGCGCCAAGTTTGTCTGCGAGGAGTGGAACAAGTCGATTCCGTACTTGAATCGCGCCACAATTCAAGCAACGTTCCGCCAAGTTTTTGAACCGTAATGGCAATAGCAGCTTGGGCCGCTAGCACTGCATTTTCTGTCGGCAACGTCCGTCGTTCTACCGGCGATGAAGGCACTGGCCTGTTTTTCCGTTGTACGACTGCTGGTACGTCGGCTAGCTCAGAACCCGAGTGGCCCAACTCTGCTGGCGACACCGTTACTGATGGGACGTGTGTCTGGACTGCGATTTCAGCAACGTATGGCGATCTTGCGATCTCCAACCCCAGTGCAATTATTGAGCTGTTTCAGCTGAGGCTGGATTCAGCGTTGCACGGCAGCAACGACATCTACTACTTCCACGCTGGCAGTAATGAATTTGGCGAGACCAATATTGTGTTTGACACGCAGGTGTATTCCCGTGTGCCGATCAAGGCTGATGGCTTTGAGTACAGCAACACCGGAACGCTTCCTCGGCCAACATTGACTGTCAGCAACCTCAGCAGCACTATCACGGCGTTGTTGTTGCTGGTCAACGCAACAACTGCAGGCAATGATCTTGGTGGAGCGGAAGTCAGGCGCATCCGAACGCTTGCCAAGTATTTAGACAGCGAGAACTTTGGCGAGCCAAAAAATGCCATAACTCAAGGCAATGACTCTTTGGTCACACAAGGCGACGACAACCTTGAGTTCAACGACGTGGTGGTCAACGCAACAGCTGATCCAAACGCTCGTTTTCCTGATGAACGCTGGTTTATCGACAGGAAGTCCAGTGAAACGCGGGACAGCGTGACGTTTGAGCTGGCAAGCAAGTTTGACTTGGCTGGTCAAAAGATTCCGCGTCGTCAGGTCATTGCCAACATCTGCCAATGGAAGTACCGCAGCAGTGAATGCAGCTACACCGGCACTGATTATTACGATGTAAATGGCAACGAGGTCAGCACTGAAGCGCAGGATGTTTGTGGCAAGCGGGTTGCCAGCTGCAAGCTGCGGTTCGGCGAAAACGCTGAGCTGCCGTTTGGCTCATTCCCTGGAGCGGGTCTGACCAAGTGATGCGTCTGTCGCCAGCCATGAAGGCTGAGATTTTGGAGCACGCCAAAGTTGAAACACCACGCGAGTGCTGTGGTTTGATTGCTGTTGTCAAAGGACGGCGCAAGTATTTTCCGTGCCAAAACATCGCTGAAACACCAGACGAGCACTTTGTTCTTAGCGGCTGGGACGTTGTAGAGGATCAAGGCGAAGTGATCGCCATTGTCCACAGCCACCCAAAGACCAATCCTGAGCCATCAACAGCTGATCGCGTTGCGTGCGAAAAGTCAGAACTGCCGTGGTTCATCGTCAACCCAAACACTGAAGGCTGGGGCTACTGCGAGCCAGCTGGCTTCGAGCTGCCGTATGTGGGGCGTGAGTTTGTGTTTGGCGTGGTGGACTGCTATACGCTTGTGCGCGATTGGTACGCGAGGGAGTACGGCATTCAGCTGCGGGACTATGACCGCCGGGACAAGTTCTGGGATCGCGGCGAGAACTTGTATATGGACAACTTTGCTGCGGAGGGGTTTAGCAAGATTCCGCTTGAGAAGGTGCAGCGCGGTGACTTGATTTTGATGAATCTGGTGATGTCTATGGCGGTTACTATGGGAAGAGCACTGCCTGCGCCTTGAGGCATGAAAGTCGTTAAGGTCTATGGCGCTCTGCGTAAACGGCTTGGTCAATGCCGGTTTGAGTTTGATGTAGCAACCCCAGCACAGGCCATCAAAGCTTTGTGCGTCAACTTTCCAGGGCTAGATAAGTGGTTGGTTGATAGCGAACAAGACGGTGTTGGCTATCGAGTAACCATCGGCAAAGAAAAAGTAACTGAAGACCTTTCACCCCTTAATTTTCCATTTAGTGAAAAAGAGGTGTTCAGTATTACGCCTGTTGTTGCTGGCGCGGGGCGTGGTACCGGGCAGATTCTGGCTGGGGTTGCTTTGGTTGCTCTAACTCTTGTCCCAGGTGGTTTGCCTATATCAGGTTCTCTCGCCACAAAGATTGGATTGTTAGGCGGTTCTTTGATTCTGTCGGGTATTGCAACAGCAATTTCACCGCAGCCTGATTTAGACAGCACGCTTGATGAGTCAGTGCAGCTGGAGTCGTTTAGTTTTTCTAACGTCGTCAATACCAGTCGTCAGGGGATGCCCTGCCCAATAGCCTATGGACGGCTGTTCGTTGGATCGGCGGTGCTGTCC